TTTGTTAATAATATATTTTGATGGTACTTCTATGAAAGCACCATTGTTCTTATCATATCCTAGTTTGGCCGACAGGTCAAATTTGTTATTATAGACGATAGCATACTTTGCACCAAAACTGGTGTTATCTTTGGCCACTTCTAAGTTATTTGCAATAGCCATTCTAAACTCATAACCATCAGTGCCGATTTCGACTTGAAAAGTTTTAAGTGGAATTACGTCAGCATCTATGCCTACGCCTGGTCTATCAGCATTTATCTGTTGATCTTCCGCGAGCGCAGGAACAGAGAACAAAAGTGCTAATATTGCTATTACTGCTCTGATTGTATGTAACCGCATCCCGCTTTGTCCTCGTGAAGTGATGTTAGTTCGACGTGCATTGCTTTGATTTCGGCAAACTCTGCTAAAATTGTATCATGATCTTGTTGGGCACGACTTTCGGTCTTGCGGGCTTGAACTTCTTGACCCACCATTATTACACTTAATAGTACCAGTTGTAGAAATGTCTGAGCAATCCAAGAAATTGTCGTTGCTAATCCTGCATGAATAGCGTCTGGTAGACTGATAAGTGCTAAGATAGCAAATGCATAAGCACACCACATGGTGCCTACTGTATCTGTAAGGGCGACCGCAACCAGGTCATTGAACTTAGTGATGTTATCTTTGATAGACATGGTTATACTCTCCTTTTTATTATTATTTATGTTTCAGAGAGTTTGTGTGTGTATCTCAACCAAGTGCTTTTCCAATCGGGACATCCAAAGTTTTAGGGGGAGTAGTTTTTGCTACTCCCTCTTTTTTTGCTAGTCTCTGATTGTCCAAGCATCTGTGCCGAACAAAGTATCTTCGATATACTTTGCGGGAATCCAGAAATGACCATGATCGCCCCATTCGGTGCCCCATGAGTTTCTTACTTCATAGTGCGGTTCTTTATGTGAAAACAGTCCAGTCTTGAAATTATCATCATAACCAATCACAACTACGGCATGCCCACCTAGACATTTTTCGTCGCTATTTGGCATTGGTACAATACCAGTTTGGGCAACGCTATCACTTTCGAAACTTTCAAAGATTTGGATACCAATCATGAATGGAAATCCATCTGCTAAACACTGTTTGTATTGAACTCCACTACCATCAGATAGCGATAGGTATTTTGTTATTTTATTCTGTAACGCTTCTTTCACCTCAATCTCGGGCGGTGCTTCCTTGAATTTGGTTACATCATATGGCCAATGTTCTTCTAGTCCAACGCCTTGAGTTGATAAAACCTTAATAGCATCTCTGAGAAATGCACCAGAATCTTGATCTACTGTACCTTCAAGAACTCTTTCTTGATAGTATAATGCTAGTCTAGAATATGGACCACCTGGATTGACAAAAGTAAAGATACCTGTAGCGGCTTGTGCAGAGCAAGACCCTAATTCGCCTTGATCGTATGGCAGTTCTTTAAACTTTGATCTTAGTGACACCTTATCTGGAAGATTCGATACTCTTGGTGGTCTGCTTGCACTATACTTTATATCTCTAGGATCATAAGGATCTTTTAGATAACCATATTTTCTGATAGTCATGTTCATCTCCCTAAAAAAAAGGAGAAACTTTCGATTCTCCCAGAGGTGTGCATTACATTTTATATTCTAGATGTTTTATTTATACAAATCGAACTTTACTGGTTATCCAAGCCCTGGTACCACAATCATATATTCTTACGTACCCCAATATCTTTGCAATATCTCTTTCTGTATATTGATCTTGTAGTTCTGGGAAGTTCTTCTTTTGTAGAAACATTCTGTTAATTCTGATTCCACGTTTGAAGTCAATATAAGAGTATGAAGGTTTGTTGGTTTTGTGTAATGTGAAACCATTTTTAGAATACACATTGCCCTTTGACCAACGACTGTCACTGTATGACACAATATGCCCATCTAGGTTTGCGTGGTTCATCAGTTTTGAGAACCCACCGACAACCGTATAGAAAGATTTGCAAGCATATCTCGACAATTCCCAGTTCGCATCTTTTGAGAATCTTGGCTTACAAAAAGTCATTACTGCTAGAAGTTCGTTTGTTTTTTTATGAAACAATCCCAATTTTATCTTAGACCGATCACAACCCTGTAAGTGGTTTTCATTTAGAAAGTGATCTTTCTGTTGCACGGAAATTTCTCTACAGATAGTGTCTCTAGCATATACTCTAATCGATTTGCCTAACTTAGCCGACAGTATAGATTTGCAGATTGTCTTTTTTAGTTTCCATTCATCTTCAAAGATATGAATGAGAAATATACCACGATCTTCACAATCTTTTGTTTTTTGGTGATGGTAGTTCTTGTGTTTCTGTGTTTCGTTATGATAGAATAGACCGTCATGCTCTATAGCGATGTTGTGATCTGGTAGATATATGTCCAGTTCTCTTCCACCCAACACGGTTCTGTTTCCGGTTTGTATATTGTTTATTCCAATTTCACGAAGATACTCAACTATCTCATTTTCTGCGAAAGAAGATTTTACAAACTTTACATCATAATCATTAGGATTTCTGGGAGAATATCCATGCTTTTCCATGTGAACTTGTATGGTTGACTTTGATACTTCTAGAATATCACCTATCTGCTCTAGTGTTAGATGTTTGTCGTAATATTGCTCAAACATCCAATCTTTGTTGTTTAGAAAATCTATAGAACTATGTGATTTTCTTCTAGCATCAAATGACGTTAGATCAAACTCTTTCAATGCCGCGTTGATTGGAGTAATAGAACATCCTAAAATATCACCAATACTATCTATCGATAACTTCTCGATAAATCTCTTTTGATACAACCAGTCTCGGTTTATAGTGAATGTTTTTTTAGACTTTAGAATATTTGCTTCACGCGATGTATCTATCTGTGTTTTTTTGGGAATGTTATGTATATCCAACCATTTTCTGACTGTTGGATTTGAAGTGTTATATTCTTTTGCTAGAGATGATATACTGACACCAAACTCTGCATATTTTACTTGAAGTTCTTCTTTATTGGGAATTTTTATTCTTGCTGACATAATATAAATCCATACATTCCAATCTAATATAGTATATATATCATGTTTGATGTATTAGGTCAAGTTATATACAAAAATGCTCCCTTGATGTTATCGCGGGAGCATTAATGCTACTTTAAAATACTCTCGTAAGAGTATCTATATAAAAAGTATGTCCATTAGATGATGTTGGCAACAACGAAACGACGGTAGAAAACGTTCTGATTCTGAACGAGTGCACCAGTTGTAGTTGAAGCAGCGCCGTTGATTGCGCCGGCTGCGAATGGGTTAGAAACCATGCCGTAGCGTGTCTTAAACCCAATCTTTGGTTGGAAAGTGTCTTGACCAACTGCACGAACCATCTGTAGTGGAACGTATGGGCAGTAGAACACACCGGCATCAAATGCTGATGAACCCTTGTAACCAACAACAGCGTAGTTACCGCCAGCATATGGATCGATATAGACGCGAATGCGACCATTTAGGACACCAGCAAAGGTGTTGCCTGTATCGTCAACCTGGAGGTTGTTGCTGTTTAGAGCAGGAGCATAGTCAAGAACACCAGCCATCTGTAGAGCAGAAGCAACGTCTGATGAACAGATTAGGATGTTACCCTTACCACGACGAGTTGCCTTGGCAATAGCATTGGCTTCACGTTCGATCTGGAACATTAGACCCTTGAACTTTTCAACTGACCAACGACCGTTTGAGTCAACGTCAAGGTCAAATACGCCTGGGTTGGTTGTATCAACAGCACCTGGGGCTGAAGTTAGTACAACTGTACGTACAACTTCGCGGTTGATTTCGGCGAGAATTTCAGCAGAAAGAATTGTTGACAATTCTGTTTCTGCGTCTAGACCGTGGATCGCTTTTAGATCCTGTGCTAGTTCGATTGAATATTCAGCCTTTAGAGCGCGTGAGTTTGCAGTAACAGTAACCTTATCGATTGAGAAGGCCATCTGAGCAAAATCGTTACCTAGTGTAGTTGAACCTAGTTGTTCAGCATACGAGGTCTGCATACCACCTTCGAAGTTGTAGACCTGTGAGTTACCTGAAACGATTACGGTGTTTGAAACGCCGTATACGCCACCAAGATCGCCTGAAGCACCACCAACAACCTGAGTGTTACCGACAGTAGTGTTAGCAACGATTGATGCGTTTGAACCGTAGTATGATGACTGTGCAGTGTTTGGTTCGTAGTAGAATGCGTCCTGACCAGCCTGGTTTGAATACTGTGGGCGTAGAGCGAAGATAAGCCCGGTTGGACCGGTCATTGGCTGAACACCGCAGATGTCATAAGCGATTAGGTTTGGCATCGCACGACGAACTAGTGAGATAAGCACTGGATCGTAGTTAAGTGAACCACCTGAAACGTTAGTTGGGGCTGAGTCTGAAGTTTCTAGAAGTGACTGCATTGAACCCTGAGCACCTGCTTCGCGAAGAGCAGTTTCGGTGTTTTCAAGTAGTTGTGCAACAACCGAACGCTTGTGTGCATCTTGGATCTTTGGAAGATCAGGATGTTCAAGCACTGGGCCCCACTTTGATTGGATCTGTTCGTTGAGTAACATTGTGTTCTCCCTTTTTCTTTCTATTTGGGTTACAGTTATTTATATTTTTACTTTTTTGAAGATTGTGAAATTGCTTTCATGTATACTGACATTGGTCCAGATACTTCTGAATGATCATCATCAGTTTCATATTCTGTTGCTTCGGTCAAAGCGACTGTTTTCTTTCCGCCTTCGGTTGGGAAGTAGGTCTCTTTGATTACACCAAGTTTCTTAGTGAACTCAGCCACATCTGAATATTCGATGCCTTCAACAAGTGAACGAAGTTTTTCTTGTTGTGTTAGAGGAAGTGTATCAACCGCTTCTGCAAATACTCTATCAACTTCTAGAGAATCGACATAATCCTTCAACTCAACATTTTCTTTAACAACTGAGTTGACGCGACTTTCAAGATCAATCACTTGCTGTGATAGTTCTTCGATAACATCAACCTTATCATCTGGAATATCAACATAGTTTTGTTCAAATAGATCCTTAAGGCCATGAATGAAGCCTTCAACAACTTCAGCCTTTAGACCAGTTTCAATAGCAATCTCATTATCTGCAACCCATTGTTCGACGGCATATGAGAGATACTTGTCAACGTTCTCTGATAGTTGTTCAATTTTGTCCGATAGGGCTTCAACTAGATTTGATTCAAACTCTTCTTCGATACGAGCAACTTCAGCGTATAGGCGGGCATTAACAGCCGCTTCGAAGATGGTACGTGCTTTTTCGCGTACTTCTTCTGATAGTTCTTCACCACCAAACATGATGTCTAGGTCTTCAGCGGCGATAGTAGCAGATGATGAACCCTTGGCTGATGTTGGTGAGATGTGCATTTGTGCTATGGTTTCACCGTCTGACATATCATCCTTAGCCATTGCACCAGGACTACGGCGAGTGGCTTTGGATTTTGATGCGTCATGCTTGAAGTTGTCGTCGGTTAGACCCTTGAAGATATCGCCAATCTTATGTGTTGGCATACCTGAAACGTGTGCCATAAGAGCATTGATAGCCTCTGCTTTAGTAGCAAACTGTGGCATCTCTTGTTGACCGCCTGACATCTTATCAGCATCGCGACCTTTATGTCCATCCTTACCTAGTGGATCGGCTGTGTGGCTGATACCATCGGAAGCAGCGAACTCTTGTAGATTTTCTTCTTTCATTGAACATACCTTTGCGTAGTGGCGTTTTCCTATTAATTGATATAGTCTATTTATAAAAATGTTTTTGTCGCGAGAGAACTTAGATATTTTTCGAAAAGTCGCATCTGACTATCAGAAATCTCCATCATCGACATCTTCTTTAGTTCTTTTTTGGTTTCTTCTAGTTGCTCTGCGGCTCTCCAAGAACCGGCAGCAACATCATAAACCCATTCAACGTTTTCCATTACGCCGCGAACGAATGCGTTGTGTGCAGAAGGATCAGCAACAATATCAGCAGCAGTAGCAAGCATAAAGTCATCTTGAACGCGCATGACACCATCAATAGACTTTAGTGTTCCCATACCACGCGATGAAACACCAAGATTAGCACCTTCATCCAAAAGATTTTTGACAATATCACCCATTGGTGTACTAAGAATCTTTGCTTTGCCGATGAAGTCTGAACCCTCTTGGCGAAGTGACTTGATCATCATGCAAGCGCGATCTAGATTGATTGATGGACCAGCAGGATGACCTAGTTCGCCATAAGCACGGTTTGTTTCAATAAGTTCTTTTGTGTAACGAGCAACTTCTTTGGCAAGTACTTTTGACTCATAGATACGACCGTTCTTGTTAGGCCGGTCACCCATGAGAAAAACACCTTCGACATGATATTGCTTCTTGCCACCTTCGGTGGCTTCCTTTAGAACATCAAGTTTGCTGTCTAACATTTCGCAAATGAGTTTCATTTTAGTTGCCTTTAGATTGTTGTGCCATTAGCAGATGACTGTTTGGCTACTTGAATCAACAGAGAAGCAGTTGCACTTGAAGTGTTGCACACAAGAGTAGCATTTGAATATTGCGAAATAGCTGTACCGGTTCCAGCAAAATCAAAATGATAACTTGTATTTGATGTTTGAAATACAACGTTAGAACCGCGATAGATTGTCCATGGACCAGTTGCGATAATCTGTGTGATCACCATGTTCTGGACGTTTTCAAGAGAAGCATTTGAAGAAGCATCGGTTAAAGCAATAGTTGCGTTAGACTGTGCAGAAAACCACGCATGACCATAAAGTCTATTTTGATATGGAGGATATGCCATCTTATTTTACTCCATGTNCTTTGCTTATTTTGTTTAGAATTTTACTCGCAATTTCTTTTCCAGGAGAACCACCGGAACTATTCATTGCTTTACGTGTGATTTTCTTAAGGTGTGTTTTTGATGTTGGCTTTTGATACGGACCATCAAATGGAATATCATTTTCGGAACTATTCATTGCTTTACGTGTGATTTTCTTAAGGTGTGTTTTTGATGTTGGCTTTTGATACGGACCATCAAATGGAATATCATTTGATTCTTTGGCTAGTGCTTGCTCGCCGTTGTTCTTGAAAGCAGTTGGCTTTGCTGTATCGGTGTTGTCTTTATTTTCCGATCCATCATCGTCTTCATCATCACTATCTTCGTCTTTAGTGTCCGAGATATGCTTTGCTACTGAGTTGACAAAGTTCTTGGCCAATTCTAGTTTTTCTAACACCCAATCAGGAAGTTTAGTAGTATCTTCGATATTTTCGTATAGTTCGGCTGCTTGTGTGGCAATGACTTCTAGGCTGTCACGGGCGGCAGTTACAGTTTCGTCTGCGCCTTCATTGCTGTCATCGTCTCCTGCATCCGAATCTGTATTCTTGTTGCTACCGTCTTTACCCATTCCTGGTTGATCTGATGATGATGATTGTCCCGACCAACCTGGACTGTCTGAAGTTGCTGGAGCAGGAGCCATTGGTTCACCTAGTTCCGATAGATATGCTTCACTAGTAACAACCTGTGGTGGAATCTTTACGTGATGCTTCTTTTGTTGTGGCTCTGATGTTTCGTCACCACCAATCTCCGAAGTTTCATGTTCCGAACCGTGTGTAGTCATTGCGCCTTTCTTTTGTGCATTAACTGGTTCGACCTTGACTTTGCGTGAAAATTTAGCAATAACGCCTTCAACAACTTTTTTCTTGATTTTTTCTTTGTTTGTTTCACCATGCCCATTACGGTATGCATCTTCGTCTTGTCCAGTTTCATAATCGGCGCGACGAGTTGTGTCATCCTTTACGCTACCACCATCAAAAGTGTCTTCATTTTCTTTTGGAGACATATTTGGTTGATTGCGTCTAAGTGTAGGATGCGCTGCACCGAACTTCTTAATGCCGGCTTTGGCAGCATCACCAAGAACGTAGTTGGCAATGTCTTCGGCAGGAGCCTTGACCAACTTACGAGCCAAGTCCTTAGGCTGATTTGGAATTGCCATCTTTGATTTGTTATCTTGGTCAGCCATATTAGTCCTCTGTGTTAAAAAACTTCTTTGCTACTTCAATCTTCTTATTGTCTAGGATTTCTGCAACGCGATCTTTAAGAATCGAATCGACCGCGGCTTGAACTCCGACAACATTACCGTCAATAGCAAAGTTAACGATATCTGATGAATCATAGTCTGACATAATATTCTCCACGTTTTGATTATTCTTATTTATATTTATTGTATTACTAACTTAATTGAGGTTCTTCTGGTCCACTCTGTTGACCACCTTGTGGTGCACCAGATCCTTCATCGGGCATTTGTGTTTGGGGAAGTTGTGATTGAAGTTCCATTTGTTGTTTCTGCAACTCGAAGTTTTTCACTACATCTTCTTGCATTTCAATCTTCATTTGCACAATATCATCATCTGCCAACTGTAGGATATTCTTTTGCACCCATTCTTCTGAATAATATTTACCAACATATGGATCGATGAGGGCAAGAGTGTTGATTCTGTTTGTGGTGATTTCGGATTGCTTTAACTCTGCAAAGTAGTTGTCAACCTGGAAGTCAAAGTGAATCTTATTGTGGATGTCTTTCCAGTCTACGTCTGAGATAACACCAGTTAGAATAAGTTGTTTTTCAAGTGTCTTGTAGAATATTTCTGAAAACTTGGTACGAAGGCGAAGAATAAACTTTTGAAACTTCAACTCATCGCGACTGATTTCAGATGAACGCCCTAGATTAAATCCGGAGTCACTGATCATGCGAGACACGGGAACATTTAGTGACTGATAAAGTTTCTTTTCAAAATATTCAACGTCGGCTAGTTCGCCTAGGTTCTGACCTGAAGGCAATGTAGTAACCTGAGTACCACCACCATCAGCACGGCGAGGGAACCAGAAGTCTTCTAGCATCGTCATGAACTTGCGATCATCACGAATATTGCCGGTCGTGGCATCGTAGATCAAGCGGTTTTTATGCTTAACCATGATGTCGCGAACATACTGCTCGGCTTTCATTTTTGGTAGATTGCCAACATCGATGGAGAAGATCCGGCGCTCTGGTGCGCGAGAGATGCGGTAGATTACCGTGGCGTCTTCCAGAATACGAAGTTGGTTAAGAGGCTTGATTGCTTTGTGCAAATAACCAAGGACAATTTTATTATCCTTATCGACCACGCCAGATGTAACGTGAACGATTGAGTCCTTGGCGATCTGTAACCCCTGATTATCCATACCTGTAGCAGAAGCGCCTTTGAATCCGCGTTCATTATACATGTAGAACTCTGAGTCTGTTACGTTTGTGTAAATTTGACCTTTACGTACACGCTTGACTGGNCGGATCTTTCTGATCTTACGTGGGTCAATATAACGCAGTTCTTTGATGCCGGAACGAGGATCGTTGATGTCGATCATCACATGATAGTATAAACGNCCATCAACATACCAACGTTTAAAAATTTCGTATCCGTAGTTATTAAAATCAAATAATTCAGAAACTTTTTCCCATTCTTGAGAAATACGTTCTTTGATATTGTCCGCATAATCTAGATCGTCTAGATTGATTTCGACAATCTTTTTGTTATCTTCCTTGACAATCGCTTCCGAAACGATATCATTAACTGCTAATTCTACTTCTGGTTGAATAGACATTTCGCGATACTTGGCAACAATTTCTGCTTCAGTTCTGGCAGAACCTTCCAAGTCTAGATACGTACCATAAGTGCCGCCAGCAGAAACAACTAGTGCCCCATCATCTGTCTCTCTAGGAGCAAATGATGGGATGTCTAGTTCTTCTTCTTCTCTCTTAAATTCCCAACCAAATAACTTTACCATAACAATCCCTTAGTAAACCTTCACAGTCTACTTATATTAGTT